CCCATCTTAATGTCCAAGCCGCTCCAGTTCTTAAATCTCTAAGAATCTCTCTATCGATTTCTGCTGCAACTTGTTCAGAAAGTAATGCTGTTAATTCAGCTTCTGCATCAATGTTGTGAAACGCTGATACATCTTGTGCTAGTTCAGGTGTCCAAGTAGCTCTTAACTTTCTTTCAGTAACAGATACAGTAACAGAATCAAGTTCGAAAGAAACTTCTCCCATTGCTGATTCAGCTTCTAAGTCTGCGTATCGTCTGTAAGTAACAGCGAAAGATGTACCACCTAAATTAGCTATACCAGCTCCAGGAACGATACTTGTTGAACCTGATTGAGCTCCGATGTAACCATCGAAAGTACCATCACCACAAGTAACACATACTGGGTGCGTTAAGTCAACCTCTAAATAGATACAACCATCAGCGTCACAGATATCACCATAACTAACAATGCCTTTACCGTATCTTTGAGTAACAACTCTTACAGGAGCTTCATCTCCAGTAGTCATAATCACTTGACCATCTTTATCAACAATATCACCTGTTGGAGTAACGGCTAAAGAGGCTAAGAAAGCTTCAGTATCCATTTCATTCCCATCAGGGCCTAAAAGTCTACCAGCTCCAGGGTCAGTGAAGTTACATAACTTAAGGATTTGTGTTCTAACAGAACCATCACCTGCGAATGCACTTACACCTTCACCAAACTCACCGTTCGCTGATGTGTTACCAGTTGAACAAGCTGACCATATTACCGGAGTAGCGTCCATTACAACTAAAGTAATTTGACCTTTTGATTGGTCATACATTCCATCGTTATAAAATCTATCATATAGATTTTTAGCACAATCACTATAAGTAGTTGTGTCACAACCTGCGTCAACACAAGTAGAGATAAATGGCTCACCGTGTTTTGCAACACCATCGTTACCACCATTTTGGAAAGTTGAATCTTCTATTCTATCAGAAGTTTTAGGTACAAAGTAGAAAAGTTTACCAATTGGTAAGTTTAATGCTTGTACAGAAACTATGTCGTTTGCTAACAATTTTGAGAATACTCTTCTCACGATTGGGAAAACAACAGTTTCAAAAGAACCTGTTGAAGCTCCACCAGCAGTACTAGTTTCAGTAATAAGAGAACCAGCTGTGTTTTCATACAACAAAGCGATGTTTTCTTTAACGTGACCGTTAAGACCCTCTAAGAATCCTAGGTCATTCCATTTTGATACGGTTGCTTCACGGACAGCTTTTTGATGCTTAAGCCCAATTTGTCCAACCTCACCAGATTTTATTAAATAACTCATTTTTTTTTGTTTTTATTTTTAATTTTTATATTCGTAATTCCAAAGTGTTTTCATTTTTTCAAACTCTGGATTCACATATACATTAGACTCAGTTATTTGTGATGAACCACTACCTTTAGTTTTATTGATTTTATTTTCAATAGATTCTTTAATTGGTGTTTTAGTCGAAGAAATTTCTTTAACTAAACTCTTATAAGTCCCTTTAGACTCTTTAAGAGATTTCACCTCATCAAACCTTTTGATAATATCAACCTTTTCACCTCTAGTAGTTGTATGTTCAGTGAACAATCTAACTGTGTAAGTAAGGTTACTGTTAAATACAGCTACCTCATTTAATTTGTTTCTGAATTCTTTGAGAGCGTCAACCATTTTGTTATAGTCTTCTTTTAACGTCTCATTTTCAGATTTTATAGAACTAACATCACCCTTTAGAGCTTTGTTTTCTTTAATCAACTTTAAGAACTTTGGTTTTTTAGATTCGTTTCTAACACCAGGTCTCTCTAGTGTTTTTGGGAAAGTTTTTGGTCTTGCCCTTTGGCTTCTACCGTTAGGGTTGTTTCTTGTAGTGTTTTCTTCAATATCACTTTCAATATCACTTTCAATATCACTTTCAATATCACCCAATACATCCAATATTTCAGGGTTGGTATCATCACCCATTTCTCCATCATCATCTAAATGGATTTCATAAATAATCTCATTTTCATTCATGTTATCATCCATGTCATCATCATCCATTTCAATTTCACCATCCTCTGGTTCCATATCCATTTCTAGTTCCTCACCATCCATTTCTAGGTCATCCATGTCTAGTTCTTCACCATCCATTTCTTCACCATCCATTTCATTCCCTTCTCCACCAAGTTCAATTCTATACTCAGCACCGGTTTCAGTATCCTTGATATCAATATTACCACCGTCTTGTACGACTTCAATTTCGTCTTCTGGGCTCATTTTTTTGAACACATTAACTACTTCTGAATCGTCAGCATCGGTTAAGTCGATAACATCCATTTCAAGTTCTTCATCATCATCGAATTCCATTTCAACTTCACCATCCTCTGGTTCCATATCCATTTCTTCGTCACCTATCTCTAGGTCATCACCAGCATCTAAGCCGGCTTCATCAGAACCCATAAGTTCTAACTCAACATTCTCATCATCTTCGTCTTCATTTAAACCACTTGAACCTTCTAAAGATTCCTTTACCATTTCCTCAATTTCTGAACTCATAGTATGAGACAGTATTTCTTTTGCGTTGGCTTTGAAAGCAGTATCTATGTTCTCTACTTCCATAAAAGCTTCATCAATAAGAGACTTTCCTGTTTTTGCCATTTTTCTTTTTTTTAAAAAATTTTATTATTATATTAAACAACGCATAATAATGCTTGTTCTCAAATAAATATGTTTTAAGTGTGGAAAAGTTTAAATTTTTTAAAAGGATTATTTAAAAAATTACCATATTTATAACTATATGGGTTATTATTTGAATAAGTTATTGGATATTTTGGTTTTGAGTGAAGCTGAAAACCATCGTTTTATGGGCAAAAACAAAGATTTAAATGATATTAAATCTTTAAAAAATGGGGTGGAACGTGAGTTAAAAAAAGCTTATAAAAAAATCACAGGAGGTGAATTAAAATTACCAAGAATTGATATTATGATTGATAACACTATAAAAAGTGGTAAGATAGCCGGATTTAATCACCCTAAAAACGGTGAGAATGGTTTACTTGGTATTAAAGAAAAAGCTATAAAAGATAAAGAGTATCTAAAATGGGTGATTACACATGAGTTAATTCATGCGTCTATAGGTGAAGATTTACCTAAATCAGAAGAACATGAGGGGTTATTTAAAAAGTTAGCTGATGAAATGGGGCTACCAAAGGAGTATCAAGACTAAAAAAAAAAGACCCATCTCTGAGTCTTTTTAATTTATTTTTTGTTATTAAGCCGGAACTCCAACTCTAATAACATCCTCAATAGGTGATTTAACAGCAGAAACAATTTCATAGTCTAATACTGTACCATCTAGGTACTTATGAGTTCTAGCCTCAGCTTCAGTACAAGTCATTGAATCTACAAGATATTGTGTTTTGATTTTTTTTGGTTTCCCAGTTGATTCGTTAATTGTTTCGAATTCTACTCTAACTAGAAAATAATTTGTTACTTTGTCATCCATGTTTAAAACTTTTTTTTATTAATTATTATAAGTTAATACTATAGGATATAATTTAATTTGTGAAGTATTAATTAGGGCTAAATCCAAACCCACTTGAAGTTGCCCTATTTAAAAACATTCTATTAGTAACATTAAGTTGTTCCCCATATTCTTCTAGCTTGGGTATTAAGTCCATTAATAAAAGTTTAACCCTTTCAATAAACTGTTCGTGATTACCCATAGCATCCGAGAAATTAGAAAGAACATCTATTTTCCTTTTAAAAGTTTTAAGTGAGGAAATAACTTCTTTAGCTTTTACTATAACATCGTCTTCTGTAAAATCAGAAATAAACATCTTAATAGAATCAATAAAAATATTAATCTCTTCTGACGTTTCTTTTAGGTATTGGGTTATGGAATTTTTATCCTGCCCATCCATAATTGCGTTAGCTAAAGATGATATCATAACAGTTAACTGGTTATGTGTTTCAGCTAAACCAGACATAATAGGCCCAACATGTTGGGCCATAATGTTTGGGTCATCATATCCACCCACCTCTTTAAGTAACTCTTCTTTTATTATTTTACGAATGTTCATGTGTTAAGAACCAAAGTTTAAATCTTCTTTACCACCTTCTTGACCACCTTCTTGACCACCTTTTTTATCTCGTTGCCGTTTTAACATTTCTTTAGCTTTAGTTATTTGAGCTGTATCAACACCTAGAAAATCCATAAAAGCCGCAACTAACCCCGCCTTTTCAGGTACGGTATTGATTCTTTTTGTTGCCGTTTTACCCGCTTGTTTATTTAGGAAGTATTGTTTAAAGGAATTCATCCAGTTATCAACATCTTTAATATCAAAAGAATTTTCCCCTTCTTCTTCTTCTCTTATGATTTTTTTAACCAATCTTTCAACGTCAGATTCGTTTAGTTTAATTACTTTTTTCATTTTTTCTTAATTTATTTTATTTTATTTTTAATATACTTGTTGTGTGTACCTATTAAGTAAATAGGGGTTAGCGTCTATTAATGTTTCTTTTTTCCATTTTATTTTTTAAAACTCTTCTTCTTACATCTTTTAACGATACTTCATCTTTCATGTGGTTATCATAACCTTCTTCCATTTCTTGTTGTGGAAGATAGTCAAAGATTTTTTCACCATATATTTTATACAATCTTTTTACTATCATTTCAGGATTTTTTCTAAGATATCTAATCACTATTGGCGGAACATCATCAGAGTATTTACCAAACATAGAGGAAACATCTTTTTCTCTTGGTGTCGGTACATAATCGTCAACACTCCTAGCACCACTCATCTCAAAGTTAGTCCTATCTTCGTTAATGCTACTTAATTTCTCTTCTCTAATAACTTTTTTAACTAAACTTTCTAGAGTTCTTTCGCTTAATTTAATTTTTTTCATATCCCATCTTTTTGTATTTGTTTCAAAACAGAAACAATGTAATTGTAATCATAAACAAATCGTGTCGGTAGGTTATTAACAAAATCCTCAACACTCATTTTTTCTTCGTTAAAAGTTAATTCCATTAAATCAAAAACTTTATCATCATTTAATTCATTTAAATCTTCCCACACACGATTCATTTCTTCTTGTGTGTGAAAATTTTGATTGTAAGTATTTTTCATCCACATCTCACCTTCATCTTCTTTGATAATACGTTTAACCAACCGTTCAATATCAGACTCATTTAATTTAATTACTTTATTTTTCATTACAATAAAAATTTGTTTAAACCATCTAATAAATCAGAGTCATTCTCGATTACTAAATTTGTTTTATTATTTTTTGTTGACTCAGTATACTGTTTTAAATCTTCTTCACTTGTAGAAATCCAAGAACCAGGTGTTGACGGTGAAGTTACTATGTCCCAACAGATTAGTTCAAAATCATCTTGTACAATATTCTTACCACCTTCATTTTTAAGTGAACCTACACCTCTTGAGGATATACCAACGGTCCACCCTTTTCTAATCATATTAAGAACTTTATCACCAACAGAAGATATAATACCAGCTTTAAGATAACCTGGGGTTGTGTCTAACTCCATTTTACCCATTAACGTTCTACCTTCCCACCATATCTCAGTAATCATATGTGATACTCTGTCAGCATCAATAATTGATGATTCAGGGTGGTTTAATTCACCCAAAGAAGTCCCCATATCAATAAATTCTTGATATCTTTTGGCTTCTCTTTTTAATATTTCTTCTGTATAAACCCTACCGTTTTTATTCTCAACACCCCATTTTTGTAATACAGCATATATTTCTATTTTATCTGGTAAAGCACCATCTTGACCTAAATTTATGCCTGACTTAAACTCCCTAATTAAATTAGCATTTGAACAAACACCATCCTGACAGGTTAATTCAGAAGATACAAAGCCAGAGTCGTACTCAACTATATACCCATAACCCTCTTCGTTTGGTTTTAACATTTTCATATTTAATACTTTTAATATAAATATGCGTTAAAATCAGTTATTTCATTCTTATAAATAAAAAAGGGGAGCATTGCTCCCCTTAATTAATCGGTTTGTGGACCTTCACCATCCAACCACCTTTTCTTCATGTCTAAATCAAACCTTTCTTTTTCGGTTTTACTCTTGTTACTTTTTTTTATAAAATTTAAAAGTCTCATCAGTTTCAAAAACATCATTAATTATTTTTTTAGATATCCCCTCCAAAATTGGTTTCATTTTTTCAGAGTTTATTGGTGACAATGGTTCTCTTTTAAAAAGAGTCATTTCAACAGACATAAAACTTTTTTTATTAAAATTTACACCAGATGAAGCCATATTAAAATCAACTATTGATTTAGATTTATAAAAATTATTGTCATCTAATACCTCAAATAGTTTTCTTTTAATTCTTTTAGCTTTTCTTTTTATAATTAGTTCATAATCATCAATCATATCCCCTTTGGGTTTACCCCAAGCTGATATTTGGATGTATATGGATTTTGGGTTTTTATTATCTACCGTACCTGAAATCACATTGTATTGGTGAATTGTTTCTATTTTCATTTCTTTACCCCTTTTCATTTATTAATTCATTAACTTCCATAGGTTTCTCAACCTCGTTATATACAGTTTTTAACATACGTAATGACACACTGTATGGGTCACAATTAGAGGCCGGTCTACGGTCTTCAAAATATCCTTTACCGTCTATACTTGATTGAGCTGGGATTCTAATACTAGTATCTCTTGTACTATACCCATAACTAAAGTCTTCAATACTAGAAGTTTCATGCTCACCTGTCATACGTTTTTCATTATGCCAACCGTAAACATCCATATGTTCTTTATGTGTTAAAGATAGTTTCTCTACCGCCTCCCTAATTAAATTAATACCACCACCATTTCTCATTTTAGGTGTAGAAAAATTAACATGACAACCACTACCGTTCCAATCACCAGGTTTTGGTTTTGGGTGAAACGATATCTTAACACCATTTTCTTCAGCTACTCTTTGTAAAATATACCTAGAAATCCATAGTTGGTCTGAACCCTCTAAGGTTGTTACAGGTCCTATCTGATATTCCCATTGACCTAACATAACTTCAGCGTTAACACCTGAGATATCTAAACCTGCTTCAACACATTTTTTTAAATGTTCTTCCACGATTCTCCTACCTGTTATATTATCCGCTCCAACACCACAATAATAATCACCCTGTGGTCTAGGTTCACTATTAGGTCTATGCCCAAGTGGCAAACCTTCACCATCTTTAAAGTCAGGTTTTGTTGTTAACGTATACTCCTGCTCCCAACCAAACCAATTAGAGTTTTCAAAATCATTTATAGATTCTTTCATTTTATTATTTTCCATAAACTCCCTTAGTTTACCTCTTTTATTTGTTGAGTGTAGGGTTCCATCTGGACTAAGTACTTCACAGAAAACTATGTAATGATAATCACCTCTAAATGGGTCGTTACAATGAAATATTGGGTTTAAAATACAGTCAGTATTTTCACCTTTACCGGCTTTAGCTTGTTTTGTTGAACTACCGTCAAAAGACCATCTTGGGAATGACCAAACCCCATTATTTAATTCATCATATGTTCTAATTTCCGATAAACCGTTTACTACTTTAGTTTTACTTCTTAATTGTTGTGGTTGATTTCCGTCCAACCAAACGTATTCTAAAAAAACTTTTTTCATTTATTATTTTTTTCATTATTGTTATTTGTTTATTAAATATACTAAATGTTATTAACAAAAAAAAGCCCCCTTAATTTGGAGGCTTTTTTGTTTATAGTATTTCTTTTTTTGGGGGTTCTTTTTTACTTCCACCAATAACTTTAATCACATCAATAAATTTACCACCAAAAACGTAACCACCAAATAGTACCATCGCGTATTTAAGGGCTTCTATTATTATTTCAAATTTATCCATATCTAAACCATCACCATCTTTAGATGTGTGTATTCCGGCAAACATAAGAACACCTAATGTTATATAATACACTATAACTGAAATTAATAGGTATACCCTACCCTGTGACCATTTTCCTTTTTCTTTTAACATATCTTTTAACATAATTATGAAACTTTTTTACTTATTATTTAATAATGGGGCTACTTAGGTATCCAGGTAATTGCTTTGATAACTCTTCCATTAAGTTTTGGTCGTCTAGTGAAATTTTTGTTTTTCTTTTAACATAATCAAGCCTTAACATACCAATCGCGTTATTATCTATATCTATTATAGGCCAATAATATGTTGATTTAACACCATCCTTTAATAGATGATATTTACATAAACCTTCAGGATACTGTTTAGTGTCCATGTTATAGAACTCCCCATTTGACATAAGTGGCTCCAAAGTGGTCATACATGCTGAAACTGGTATATTTTGTTTATCTAGTTGGATACTGGAAATTCCATTATCCAATTCTTCATATGACATTGACATTTTTTGCATTGATTTGCCTGAATAATAATTGCCCCCGTTATGAAACGAAAATATACATAGCCTATCAGCATTAGTTGTGGCCAACACATCCTTCAATTTATTAAGAACAGCCGTATCTTCCCGAATACATTCCCCTATAGGACATACGTGTTCTTCTTTTAAACGTTTTTGTGATAACTTATGTTTATATTTAATCGCGACTAATGTACCGATTATACCAACAGAAGCTGTAACTATCGGGGTTACTAACTCTATCATATCCATATACTTATATTATATTTTTTTTAAGTTCGTATAACTTTAATGCTTTCTCACTATAATTACCATCATTTTCAGTCATACCGTAAATAACGTCCTTAACCTCCAACAGTTTTTTCTTAATACTAATATTCTCACCACTATGAGTTAAATGGTCATTAATAATTTTTATAGTTTCTTTAATTAAATTAGATACCAGTCCTTTAATTTTAACATCACTATTACTACGTAGAATTTTTAATATATTTTTTTCCTCTTCGGTTAATGAATCTTTATATTTTTCATTAAATTTATTTATAGCTACTTCTAAAAATTTATTAGGGTCTATGTTGTCTCTAACATATTTTTTATCATCAGTTTCATTTATTTCGATTTTGTCAGACACCAACCAAGATATTATATTATTCTTAGACTCTTGTATTTTGTCTATTGTTGTGATTGATTTTTTTGTGTTGATTAAATCATCTAAAGATTTATGCATTTCTTTAGTTGTAAAACCACTTAAGTCGATTTTATTTTCTTCTAATATATTAACTAATTTTTTTGATTGTTCTTTTAGTGAGTTCTCTCCTCTAAAATTTTCTAAAAAAGAAATATTTTCTTTTAAATAATTATTAGCTATTGTTTCACTTTTAACCGTTTTATTCTCGATATTCTTAAAAACAATAAAAGCAGTTTTTAATGTTTCGTTTTCTTTTAGTGTTTTTATAAATTTTTTATATAAAGTTTTGCCTATCTTATTATCAGAAGTATAAGATTCTATTAATTTATCTAAAAATATATCTTTTAATGTGCCAAAGTTCATAGTATTATTTTTAAAATAAATATGCCCTAATCAGTAAGTGTTTCACTATCTTCACCATTAATTAGTGAATCTATACCTTTTGTCATCAAAGATATATCTTGATTTTTCTTTTTACCCTCTAATAGTAACCTATCTATAATATCCTCATCACCTCTAAAACTTTCACCAAACCCACCAGCATCACCACCAGCATCACCACCAGCATCACCGAAACCACCACCATCATCACCGAAACCACCACCATCATCACCTCCGGTATCACCGAAACCACCACCAGTATCACCTCCGGTATCACCTTCTGCTGAATCACCTTGGTCCATTGGTAGTTCACCGTATAATTTGTCTATCTTTTTAAAGAATCCAGTAGTTTTAATAACACTAGCAGTTTGTTCTAGTTCAGCTGAAGCTGCCTTTTCTAATCTTTGTTGCTCCAAATCTTCTAATATTTCATCAGATGACCAATTGAATATATTTTTCTTAGCCCAAGTATGTGATGTCGGCGCTATACCACCATCAACTCCGGCAACTAAATCTTTATATAGTAACACTTTTTCTTTCCATTGTTCAACTTTTAACATCTCACCTTGTGTTGATGGATTATTTAGTGACAATTTAAAGTTATTTAACTCATCATGGAAACCTAAAATATACAAATGTATAATCGCTATTTTATTCAACTCTTGAATCATAGCTTGTTGTATTCTATTAATAGTTCTAGCAAACCTAATATCCATTAGAGCTAGATTTTTACCTTCCCCAGTTGGCTCCTCAAAACCTAAGAATGTTTTTGGTACTCTTAAAGCCGTAACCATTTTCCTTTGGATAAACTGTATATCCGCTATTTGGTCTAAATTTGACGCCCCAGGTAAAGTCTCTATCGGCATAGAGGCATTTGGGTCCCTAACCGGTACGAAATAATCTTGGTCTACAGCTAAGGTATTGTACCTAATATCTGATTGTCCTGTTTGTGAATCTGTTGTTTGAACTCTTTTAAATTTATTAGCAACCTTTTGAACATAAGCTTCTACATCCTCATCATCTATATTACCAACATAAACTTTAAACACTCTTCTTTCAGGAGCTCTTGTAACACGGTAAACCAACATAGCGTCTTCAGCTAAAAGCAATTGTTTCCATATACGCCTAACCTTCTCCAGTACGGATGTTCCGTAGGGTATCTTTCTATCATCACCTAATAATCTAAAATGGGCGATTTCCCAAGCGTTAAACTCCAACGTCCTATCTTTCCATACAAAAGTTACCTCTCTTTTTTTACTATCATCCTCATTTTCCATAGATTCTTGAGCTGGGAATAATCCAGATTCTTTTCTTTCTATGTCTATATTAGTTAATTGGCTAGCTCCAATAATACCATCTTTATAATCTATTTTTAAATAAACAAAATTGTCACCATACTTACAAGTATTCCTAGTCCACATGGCTAGATTAGAGTGTATGTCAATCACATTAAAGAATAGGTCCTCCAAAACCTTTTTAATCCTAGAAGAGTCAGAATATATTGACATTACTTGACCTTTTTCACTTAAAGTACAACTTTCTTCAGACATGATATCTAAAGCTACAGCTATTTCTGGTGTGAATTCCATAGCTTCGTAGTCCATATATGAGGCTAACCTAGATGTTTCATAAAAAACAGATTTCTGATATAACTCATTGTCAACCTTTGCCCACTGACTCTCTAAGTATTTTTGTTGTTGTAACTGTAGTTTCTCTTTTTGGAACTCTTGTTTAGATTTAGTTACAATTAAATCATTATCTGTTAACGTGTATTCACTATTAGTTGTATTATTTTTTGGTCCACCAGGTTGCCCAAATAAATAGAATAGTTTTTGGTATACTGTTAAATTTTTATCTTCGTTTGCCATTTTAATTTTTTATTCTTATTATAAATATCATTAATAAAGATAATCTACACCCCATCAATGTGAATGATATTATTTATAATAAAGGTAAGTTATTTTTTAATCCCAGGTAAACCACCAAACAACCAAGAATACTCTTTAGTGTTAGCTACACTCTGTGTGTCCTTATCAAGATTATCGGTGTAAAAACCACCACCAACAACCTCACTCAAACCACTAACATCGTCACTAGTTGTTGTCTGTATTGACCAACTATTTAACATTGCTTTAGCTTGTCCTTTTGATTTTTCCAAATCTTTAAATGATGTGCTAGCCACAAAAATACACATACCTATTGGCATTAAAAGGTCGTCATGATAACCTTTCATGTGGTCTGCTCTACCATTCTTAAAAACAAACGTGTCCATCTCATTCAAGGCTCTAATAGACCTAACCTTAAATGAGTCAACCCTTATACCCTCCTCTAACTTAGAAACTATTGTGTTTCTATTTTTTTGAAAATTAAGTCCTGGTAATTTACCATTATTCATGAATTTTTGTAAAGCTCTATTATTCTCTACAGCATCAATACCGACAGTTATGTCATAGTAAAGTGATTTTTTAGCGTAACCCATCTCAATCAAACGTAAAACAACAGAGGCACCCCAACCACCAGTTATATCGACCACAATAAAAGCGTCATAAGATTGTCCATAATGAAAACATATCTCACCTAACACATCTGGAGCAACTTTACCGTGATACTCTGCAACCTGATTACCAGTAGTATAATCCCAAATACAAATTCCGGCAAAATCATCAGCAGAACCAGATGAAGGGTCGGCAGCTAATATATATTGATGGTCCTTTATTGGGTCTTCCCATATCCACATATTACCGTCCATCCACTCTTTTCTAATTGGGTCTATTACATTTTCTTTCTTTTGTCTTTGCACATGTTTGTCATCAATAACTTTATCACCAGAACCTAAAAATGAACAAAGTAATTCTTGAGCTATTGACCTAGGGTTGTGGTTTAGTTGTGCACACATATTCTCAAACCATTCTGATGTTGGTTCCCATCCGCCCTCTATTAAACTACCCCACACATCAGGATTGGCTTCTTTTTTAGTTTCTACACTCTCATCACCATCTTTACTTCTTTCCTTCTTAACCCATGTCATACCTTTATTATATCTAGGGTCTTCATACCACCTCATTTCAACAATATTAAAATTATTGTCACCCGATTCCGCATTTATATATGCTTTATGATATAGTGGGTCATGTCCATTTGGTGTAGATATTAATATTGACCTACCCCCTGTAGAAAGTGATGGTTGTGCCGCAGTATAAAACTCCTCACCTTTATTACCCTCAATAAATGCCGCCTCATCCACAACTATAACTGATGGGGTGTATCCCCTTAAAGCATCTTTTGATGATGCAACAGCTTTTACTTCAGAACCATTCCATAATTTATAGTGTGAACTAGAGTTCTTTTCACTATCAAACCACCCATTAGAACCACTAGGCCTAAAAACATCCATCCAATCTGGTAATTGTGATGTAAAATCTTTAACTTTTTTAAGAAACTCTTTGGCTGTTTCTTGTTTATTTGCAGCAATAAGTATTTTTTGTGTACTTTTATTTGAAGCTAAAGCGGTTAATACAGCTAAATAAGCTGCGGTTGTTGTGGTTATACCCGCTTGTCTTGGTTTCATCACAATATTGTGATGATTGTTTAGGTAAGCGTTAATTAGCTCTTTTTGTTTTGGAAATAGTTTGAATGGAACTATTCCGTTTTGTGTCCTATCTTCTGTTTCTAAATAATTTTCTATAGCGTGTATAGGGTCTTTTATACATTTACCTATTTCATATAACATTTGTGCTTTTGATAATCCCATGGTTATAAATATCAATAAGCATGAAAAAACCCACTTAGTAGCGAACTTTGATGGGTTTTGTCGTGGGTTGGTAATATTTATATTATATGGAAAATTATTACGAATTTATTAATAATTGTAGATTAGAAACACCTGAATTAGGTCATTACCACATATAATACCTAAGTGTTTGGGTGGTTCAGACGATGAGAGTAATTTAATTTACTTGAGTTACGAGAATCATCAAAAAGCACACATGTTTTTATCGGAAGAATTCCCACCAAACTCTAAGGAGAGAAACCAACAATTACTATCCGCACAATTATTAAATTCTTGGACGAAGAACCCTGACGTGATACTAAATGGGTGGTCACATAGTGAAGAAACTAAAATTAAAATGAGGGGTAAACGTGGACTAAATCCTAACTACGTAAACCCATTTAAAGGTAAAAAACACTCAAAAGAGTGGAAGGAGAACTTAAGTAAGAAAAACAGTACTATTAATTTCAACAGTATAAAACAACTCACTAAAGAAGGTGTTTTAATTAGGGAATATACTAGTATAAGTGATATTATAGAAAAAAACCAACAATACAACAAATCTAATATCTGTAGTGTGTTAAAAGGTAGGGGTAAAAGTTCGTATGGTTATAGGTGGGAGTACAATATTTAAGAAGTACGATTTTAGGACCGTATATGGTTTAGGCCATGAAGGGTATTAGTTCGCTACTAAATACCCTTCTTTTTTTTAACCTAATGTAGGTACGGCCCTAATCCGTTTATCTTGAGTTCAATATAGAACCTATATGTCTAACTAATTCCATATCACCAGCATCTAAAGCGTCATCAAGAGAGTCTTGTAGTTCTCTAGTACTTAAATCATTATAGTCAACCTCTTCAGGTTCTTCAGTGTTGGGTGTTGGGTTGACATCTTCACCTTCTGGTTCTTCGGGTGGTGTTAAAGTTTCACCTTCATCTTCTTGTTCAGGACTATCATCATAACCACCAAAAGCATCATCTGAAGCTTCTCTTTGTAATTCTGATAAAGCTTCTTCAGCCATTCTTCTAATT